TATATTAATATAGGCTTCACTAACATCTTTCCATGCATCGCCTATATTAATCTGAATAGAATCCAGGTCTTTCCAAGAATCACCAATATTTATTTTATTGTCTGTATTGCCCATAATCTTTCCTTATGCTGTGTATTTAATATAAAGCGTTCCTATTGTAGTTGTGCTTGCTGCCGGTGGATCTCCAGTTCCATAACAAACATTTACAACTTCAGCAGTTGCTGCAGTACCGTGGTCTCCTGTAATTATTGTTCCAGTTCCAGATACTGTATAAGCTCCAGTATCCAAATCACCTCCAAGTTCTGGTGCAGTATCATCAACTAAATTATACATTCCAGCTGCTGGAATTTGTGCTACAATGCTTCCGCTAATTGTATCAACCTCAGCTTGTGTATATTTGTCTAAGTCTGTTATATCACTTTCATCCCATGTGTGTTCATCTACATAGGTCTCTGTAGCAAGCCCAACTATGCTTGGTATCTGTCCTACAATATCCCCACTGATAGTTGTTATCTCTGCTTGTGAATAAAAGTCCGTTGGAAATTGAGACACTATATTCCCTGAAATAGTAGTTACTTCAGCTTGCGTATAAAAATCAGAAGGAATAAGACCATCTACCTCACTGGTTGTATAGTAATCTAAATTATCTATCTCATCTTGTAGTGTTCCACTTGCAGTATCTACCTTTGAATTCAAAGCATAATCTTGTAAATCAGTTATGTCTGCTTCAGTCCAATTATGATCATCAACATAACTTTCGGTGGCAAGACCAGCAACACTTGGAATTTGATCTATAATACTTCCGCTGATGGTATCAACTTCCCCGCGCGAATAAAAATCACTTGGAATTTGATCAACTATATTTCCTGAAATAGTAGTTATTTCTGTTTCTGTATAATACCTACCATCATGATCAGCACTAGAAGCATGGGTAGATATATCTGAATCTATCTCCGCGTTTAGAGAACCAGAGATTGTGTCAACTTCCGCGCGGGAATAAAAATCTGTTGGAATTTGAGATACAATAATTCCTGATACAGTTGTTAGTTCATCATCAGTTACATAAGTAGTTTTGATAAATACCTCATTAACTATTTCCCAACCTCTAGTTTCATCACAATATACAAATTCTAAACCAGCACCTTCAGAATCTAAAACAAATGGAGTACCTGAACCTTCAATATTACAACTACCTGATATTGTTATTGTGTTAGTTGTAGCCATGTTGTAAACATCACAAAACCCAACTATATCACCTTCACTCGGTGTTGTAGGTAAATGAAGCAGCACATCATTATTACTTGCATTTATTAAATAACCATAATCTTTTACACAATTTATTGATGTGCCACTAACGATAGTCCAAGATATACCACCCTTACCACTACCAGACACCGTTACCAGTAAAGCATCAACCTCTGCTTCAGTGTAATATATAGAATTTAATTGGCCATTATCTAACTCTGTTTCAGTATAGTATTGATCATCAAAATCAGTTGGTATTTGTGAAACTATATCACCCGAAGTTGTGGTTACTAAAGCATCAACTTCACTTTGCTCATATATTGAAAATGCTAAATATTTTTTCTGTATCTTTGACATCTAGTTAAAATCCCCTTTTATTTGGTTACACTAAATAGTGTATATTTTATCATCAAATTAAAAGTTTTTATTACGCAGAATACGTATAAGAAACACGCATTACATCATCAGCCTCAACAATTCCATCAATCCCAAGCCCGTTCCATCCGAGTTCAGTTCCAGAGGCTACTATAAAATCGACACCATAAATCTGTGGCCCGCCACCTATGATATCGAGCGTAGTATCTGCAACAGTAATAGGTGAATGAGCTAAATCAATATACTTATTTGAAATATGACCAGCATCAAGAGTAAGATATTCTATCGCATCCGCACCACCAACAGCAGTAATCTTATCATTCAACGCTCCAGAAATAGTATTAACTTCTTCTTGTGTGTAGTAATCAGTTGGAATTAATCCTGAGACAGTAGTAATTAAAGCATCCACCTCAGCTTCGGTGTAATATCTATCATCATGTGTATGCCCCACATCTGATTTACCATCTATTTCAGTTTGTAATGAGCCACTGATTGTAGAAATTTTTTCAGAAGACCATACTTTATTAGAATCTGGTGCTTCGTCATCACTGAACTTAACAGCAAGATCTGTTCCTGATACAGTTAAATTATTATCATCCCGTGAAATCCACTTACCAAAAATTTTTGACATTGTAAACCCTCCATTATTTTAATAATAACAAATCACTTCAATTATATCACCAACTTCTAATATTCCATCCCAATCCTTACTATCCCAACTAATTTTAGTTCCAGATACCGTGTAATCATAATCCTTCAAACCTTTTAGCCCCCCATAAACATGTAAATCCACACTATCATCTGTCTTTGGTGCTACTGATAAATCTATATATTTATGGTCTATATCATCACCATCTAATGTAAGTGTTTCAAAGTTAATTCTGTAGTACCTTGCATCACCACGTGCATCTGTGTGGTATTGTGGATGATCATCATTAGATAAACCAGTTAAATCACCGTGATCTGTAACTCCTCCTGCCCCACTAATTGTAATTGCACCACCAACATCATCGTAAACAACTGTGATGTTTCCAGCACCAGACATTGTTGTTATTAAATCTAAATTATCCGTTATTTGATTTTGTAATGTTCCAGAATAAGTAGAAAATTCTGACTTAGTTAAATAATCAATAATAGGTGTTATTTTTTTTAAAATGATCATAGTTTATTAGATCCCCTTAAAATAAAAAAAAACCAAAAATTATTACACAAACAGTAATTATGAGATAATATTGACCCTATTATTACTGTTGTTTTGGTGTAATTCTTGGTTATATTTTTTATTCACTGTGGTACCTTTTTACCCTTTATTACGATTTTGAAAATATTTAAATCTTCTTCTAAAGTACCAAAAATTGTTGGTTTAGTTACATTAGATATAATACTGAATCATCATAGTAATCTGATCCTCTAATTCTAATAAGTTGACCTAATAAACTTCCAGCCATGAAAAATACCTCCTAGATTTATTTTTTTAAAGCAGGAGGCACATATCAAATTACCTCCTCTGTGTTTCTAATTCGGTAACTCTTTTCTTTAAAATTCTACAAAGACTGTCTTTACCTGCTCTGGGTCGAGCTTCTGCCAAAGAATACTTCAGTAACTTTACATCGGTAACTTTAGGTATTATCTCTCTTGCTTTCCTAACAGATAAAGAAATAACTTCTTCTATAGACATGTTTTTTGGATTTACTTTGTCTATATCTATCTTTACTTCTTTTAATAATGTTCCATCATCGGCGGGGGTCTGGTCTTTTCCCAACACAATTTGCCACTTATCATCGTCCCTTAACTTTACAGTTCTAAGCCAACTGACAAACTCATTACCTTTAGGTAATTCATGTTTCTTACCATATTGATCATATAATTCATCTAATGGTATTTTACCTCCGGGCGCAACAGCTCTTTTCATAGCATGCAACCACATGGTAGATTTATTTAGTACATATCCTTCCATTTTCATTCTCCTTCTCTTAAGTGTTATTTAATAACCTTTTCCTAGTCTAAATTTATGTCATGATTCCTGTTAATTCTATCTATTAAATAGTGTAATATATTAGACAATCTATGTAAAACTATACCTATAAAAAAAAGATTGAATATTATATTATCCACAAAAATAAAAACATATGCAGAAAATAATCCAATCCACACAGATACACAATACCCACAATCAATTAAATCATGTAAAAATCTACTGAGTTTGTTCTGTCTTCTATCAAAAAAGAATTTTCTAATTGGACTGAATAATTCAGATTTAGTTATTATTTCAGTAATAGCTTCTGTAAATATAACTAAAAATAAAAATACTATTATAATTCTCAACATATGTTTGCCTTAAATCTATCCCACGCCATTATAAATGACGTGGGATCAATTTATTTTATAAACTTCTATCAATTACACCAAGTCCTATCATTCTACTATCTAAACAAGCAAAACCTAATTCGGCCCAACCGAAGAAGCCTTGTTTTTGTATTCTAAGCAATGTAGGATCATCATAAGCTTCATAATCTTTTCTAATAGGCATAACTAGAGAATCATTGACGCTCAAATCAAAACCAAGAATCTGTGTTTCTCCTAAAGAATTAATAGTTCCATCAGCATTAGTTTTATTTGGATTATCCAAACTATAATTATTAAACGTAACACCAGAAGCTAAAAATTTTCCATATTCAGAATCACTACTATTGATATTATACATACCGGTAGCTCCAAGATGTTGTACTTCATGGAGGCTAACATTCCAAATCATTCCCATACCAGCGGCTTGGAATATCTCTCTTCTAGTTACAGGATCAATATCTGTATCCGTCCATTCACGGATATCAGCAGCATCTTCAGGAGATACATAAAGATCTGTAAGAGTTCTACCAGTTCTCTTGAACCCAACTATCATCTTATTAATAAGTTCTTTAGAAAGATATCCGGCTCCTGTGGAAGCAGGATTGATCTCATAAATAGGAGCAGGTCTTGACCCTAATAACCCTTTACCTGAAAATGCTGACGTTGCCGCCGGCATAATAACTCGCCAACCACCATTCTGTTACTTTTATGACCTGAAATTATATTCAGGCGGCCAAAAATTTCTTTTTGGCTCTATATGTCTCCATATAGTCCAGAACATACCATCTACTCAGTGAGTAGCCACTTGGTGTTCGTTGAGAACTGGAGAAACTTTATGATGTATACATTTTGGTAATATGTCTTTTAATCTGTCAAAAAAACACAAATCTTTGATTATTTCAGTAAACACTATTCTATACTTATCCTTTTTTTCTTCTCTAACTGTTATTCTACTATTAAAAAACCTAGAACATATATCAGCTAAAAAATAAACTTCATCTTTAGTAAAATTATCTGTACATATTCTAATGCTGTTTTCACAAAAATTACCATCATCTCCTATTAAAACCGCCAATGACGTCAGATCAAAGTTTTCTTCTATGAATTTTTTTGGCAAAACCTTTACTCTATTTTTATAAAATAAATTATGTAATTTAGTTATATATGGATGAGTTCCTGTAGATATTGCACATACGTTTTGTATGTTATAATATTTCTTTCCACCTTTACCATCTGGCATTAAAGCTTTTTTTCCTCTGTCTCTATTCCACATATTAGCAGTAGTAAAAGGTTTTAAATTTCTGTGTTTCCATTTCAACCATCCAACTTGATCCAGTGCGTGTTCTTCCCTAAATAAAGCATTCTTCAAGTGACCTCTTTTTTCAAGGTGACCATCACCAAGTATGGAACCTATTAACAAACTTTTCTGAAAATCCGAAAAATCTGTTCGCTTTAAACTCCCATATATATGCTTAGGTTTTTCAAATTCTATTTCATGTTTTTTTAATGACGCCATAATAGTTTGTACCGATTCTCTTAATAAAACTGCTGTTTCAAATATATTACCATTATATGTATTTTCTAATGTATCTTTATCTACTATCATAAATTCTCCATTTCTGCTGATTTTCTCTATCTATAAGATTTTTACTGTCTAATGACTAGTACTTATAGCTTAACAAGATGTTCCAGCATATTCGTGGTTTGCTTAGTATATTACTATACTAAGGAGCATGTATTTTTACTCTTCTTCATAATTGGCTAAATCCTTAGCTGCTCTAGCTGCAGCTCTCTGTGGTATATCAATACGTGAATCTCTAGCATAAGTAATTTTCCAATCCGCAGATGCATCGATGGTAAATGTTGGGATATATACTTCTTCCCCGATACCCTCGATGAAATTCTGGGCCACATATCCTAGACCCGGTAATACCCAAACTGGGATCTCAAAATCTTCGGCTATGGGATACACCTAAATAGCCAAAATATTTCATACCTTATGTTACCATAAGGATTGGACTCTATCATCACCTTTCGGTGTTTCGCGTATTAGTCTCTGAGGTATCTTTATAGTTAAAATTATGATTAAGATATTTTACTTGTTGTACAATATTCCATATCTCTTTTGTATTAAACCTATTGGCTTTTTTAATTTCAAAATATTTTAACATTAGTTCTAATTGCTTTTGTTTTGCTATTAATTCACCATTCAACAAACACAATATTCTTTCCAAAGGCTCATAACTCTTAACAAATATATTATAATGAAATTTTTTCTTATTTCTGCCCGAACGTTTTTTAGCTTTAGATTTAGTTGTTCTGTCTTGATATTTTATATCTAATTTATCAAACAATTCGAACAGATTATATTTTGTGGTATCTGATCCAGTAGTTATATCTAATGTTGGTATTATGCGTTTATTTTTATCTACAACAAAACATATAGATCCATCACCATCAACCATGCCGGCTAACCAAGAAATTGTACTATTTCTATATCCAGCATCATAATTATAATTAAGATTCAATTCTACAATTTTATCATACAATTTTTTTTGGTGATCTGTATATGGGGTATTGTTTTGTTTCCACCCCAGTTCATTAACATAATATAACCTATCTTCACAAAACTCTTTAATAATATCTAATTGAGGTCTTCTTACAATGCAATATCCTTTAATTTTATCAGCAAAATCTATACATTTTGATAAACGCTTTATAGTAATTTCTTTTTTGTCTTTACCAATAGTAGCTTTACGATATGCTATATGGTGATTTATATTATATTTTTCCAAATAATCATGGCATGCTTCAATTAAGTTAAATCTTGTGTTACTAAAAGAAATAGTAGGTCTTAATTGTAATTTACCTCTTGGAAAAAATCTGTGAATATAAACACCAAAATCACTGTCTACCAAACCAGCAAAATAATTATCATTAACTATAAAGTTACCTGCATGATTGTCCATAATATCCTCCTTATTTTCACGTTAGCAGTAAAGGACGGCTTTGGAGTTTCCAGCATATAGCGAAATTTTAACAGGCCGTGCGTCCAGCCTGCGCGCCAGGGGCAAGTCTTTCGACCGCGAACAATTGACGCATAATTGATTCCAGTTCAATTTTCTGCAGAATTGGAGTTGTCAAAGCTGCAGCAAAAGCTCTATAAGCAGCAAGCCCTTCCTGTGTCTGAATCTCAGCAGTAGCTCTAAAAAGATCCATCATTTCTTGTCTATCCATAATAACAACTCCTCCTCATTATCTTTAGTTTCGGAAGCACTGTTTTGTGCTTTAATCCGATTATAAATTTATTTATATTAAAAGTTTAATTCTAATTGGATACAATGTGGTATTCTGACAATTCGCAGTAATCTTAGCAATACTAGCACCTTTTACTACTTTAGCTACATTAACATTACTATTTACAGCATACTCACCATTATAATCAGTACCATCAGAAACTACATCACTATTAGTAACTTTAGCCTGATCACCCGCTGGGTATAAAGATACCCCAGGCAATAATGCCGCGGATGGTACATAATTAGCATAAGCAGTAGTAGTACCACCAGTACCTTTAGCAGTA